ACATTGCTTTAAAGCAACAAAAAAAGGAGGGCGAATGGCATTAGTAGTACCTGAAGGCTTTCTTTTTAAAGCCGCTTTAGCTCCAGTAAGGAAGTATTTATTTGAAAACGCCCAACTAAAAGCAGTAGTTTCACTTCCAAAAGAAGTTTTTCTGCCATATGCAAAAGTTAAAACCAATATACTCTACTTTACCAACTGTCATAATGGTAGAACAAATTCTGACGTTTTTTACTACAATGTGACAAATGATGGCCTAAGTTTAGATTCTTTCCGTAGAAAAATTGACGAAAATGATTTAAAAAATTTAGATTTTGCTGATTTAAATAAGAGCGACTTTGATAAATATTATAATGAATTAGGTTTCTTAAAAGTTAATCCAGAATTAATCAGAAGCAATGATTATATTTATAATTATGCTCACTATAGTAATTCACATATAAAATCAAAATTCCCAACTATAAAACTAAAAGAACTCCTATCCTTGTCTGGCAAAGTCAAAGTGGGAGAGGATACAAATATACCTATTATGAGTATCACTATGGAACATGGCTTAATTGATCAGCATGAGAAATTTAAAAAACGAGTCGCAAGTTCTGATATTTCTGGGTATAAAAAGGTTTTTAAAAATGAACTTGTAATGGGGTTCCCTATAGATGAAGGTGTTCTAGGATTTCAAAAATATTACGATGCTGCTGCCGTAAGCCCAGCATACAAAATCTTTAGATTAAAACGAGAAGTTAATGTAGAATATTTGGATTTGATTTTGAGATCTAATTCTCTAAGAAAAATATACAAAAGTAAAATGCAAGGCAGTGTAGAGAGACGACGCAGTATTCCTGATGAAATGTTTTTGAATATTGAGATCCCGAATCCTCCTGAAGAGGTTAAAGATCAAATAGTAAAACAACATAAACTAATAAAGGAAATTGAGAATAGTCTCAAGGAAAATCAAAAAAAATTGCGTCTAAAGACAGAAGCATTATGGGAACTTCCTCAAAATTACAACTAATCCCCCCTTCGAACCCACCACCACGGTGGGTTTTCTTTTGTCTATTAAAGCATATTTAAACCTAATCATAAATTATTTTCACCTATGGTTTAATTTATGCTTGCTTTTATTTTATACCTTTGGTTTAATAAATCTCACCAGATAACAAAAAAGTCCCAGACATCTGACCGACGGGACTTTTACTCAATGAGTGAGAAGATTATGACAGAAAAAGCATTAATAGCAAAGCTGATCAAGAATCAGAACCGCAAGCAGACGATTAGACATTCTAACTCTGGCTTGGTAATGGCAAGCGTATTTGTCCTTTTGGCTTTCAGTGCCTTTGGTTACTTCAAATACCTTTCAGATGATGTGCAGAAACATGATGAGTATGTGCGTGTGCAAGTGGAAGGAGCTAACTAATGAATATGTTAGTTAACAAGCCTGAGTTGCTATGCCCTTCTTTCCCTTACTTAGATATGTCTACTGACATTCAAGTTGAAGGCGAAACGGTCTATTTCGATCTAACTTACGGCTGCAATGTTCTTAACTGTCAGATTAAAGCTGAAACGACTTACGACACTCGTGAAGTAACTGATCAATTCAGTGGTTTTGCACGTGATCAAGAGTATGAAGTGCTTGTAGTTGACACAAGAACTCATGCTGTAGTGACTGATAAAGACGGCATAGAGTCACCTATAGGTTTACGTTTCAAGCTTACAGACGCACAAGTAAGCAGCTTAAACGAGCAGCTTAAATACTACGCCGAAGAATTGGCGGATGAAGAGTTAAGAGGTGGGTGATGGAGTGGATTAGTGTTGATGAGCAACTGCCTGAACTAGATGTTCTAGTTCTAATTTTTAACCCTTTCACTTTCGAAACAATGCACACAGCAAAGCTTGTAGAAATTGATGATGAATATTGGTGGTTCTTTGAAAGTGACGATGAATATCTAAGACCACTATACACATCCCACTGGATGCCACTACCAGAACCACCAAAGAATTAGGAGAAGATTATGAATGCGCCATAGGCCATTCATAACTCAAATGACGAATGAGGAATGAAAAATGAGTATTGCAACATTAATTTTAGGCCAATCAGGCACTGGCAAATCAACAAGTCTTCGTAACCTAAATCCAAATGATGTTTTGTTGATTCAGGTAGTTAAAAAGCCCCTACCTTTCCGTTCGGCTGAATGGAAATACCTTTCAAAAGATGGTGGCTCTATTTATGTAACAGATAGTCCAGAAGTGATTATCAAGCGTATGCAACAAACTTCAAAGCCAATCATCATTATTGATGATTATCAGTATGTTATGGCAAATGAATATATGCGCAGAAGTACTGAGACTGGCTTCAACAAGTTCACTGAAATTGGGCGCAAAACTTGGGATGTATTCACAGAAGCTTCAAACCTTGCGGACAACAAGCGCGTCTACATTTTAAGCCACACAGAAGAGGCTGAATCTGGCAAAACCAAGATTAAAACTATTGGAAAAATGCTAGACGAAAAAATCACATTAGAAGGAATGGTAACCATCTGTCTTCAAACAGGTGTTATCAACGAACAATATATTTTTCATACCAAAAACAGCGGGTTAAACACTGTTAAATCCCCTATCGGCTTATTTGAGTCTGACCATATTGAAAACGATTTAGAGGCCGTTGATACAGCTATCTGTGATTACTACGGAATAGCAAAAACTGAAACACAAACAACTACTGAAACAGCATAAGAGGTAATAATCATGGGTAACTATCAAGCATTTAATTTGAATACTGAATCAGCAAAACAAGCTGATGCAGGTGGACGTATTGAAACTACTGGTAAATACGTTGGTGTAATTAAATCAATGGAGTTTGTAACCTCTAAACAAGGTACACAAGGTTTTGAAATCAACTTTGAGTCTGATTCAAAGGAGTTTACAAACTTCACTATATGGACTGTCAAAGCTGATGGTACTGCACTTTCAGGTGTCCATAAAATCAATGCGATTATGGCTTTTGCGAGGGTTAAGAGCCTCACACCTACGGATCAAAAATTAGAGAAATATGATTTTGATCTTAAACAAAAAGTACAACAAACATGTGTGGTTGCGCCTGAGATGACTAATAAGCGTATTGGTGTTTTGCTACAGCGCGAAAATTACTTAAATGGAAGTGGTCAGCAACGCCATCAAATGAATTTCTTCGCTTCATTTAATGCTGATAGCGAATTGATGGCTAAAGAAATCCTTGAACGTAAAACTTCACCTGAGCTACTGCCTAAAGCTCTTGATCGTTTAATTGCTATGGGTGATGCACAACGTGCACAGCAAAATGCACCGCAACAATCTGGTGGCTATGGTCAATATTCACAAACTCAAGGTAATCAATCTTCTGATTTAGATGACGACCTACCGTTCTAATTATTGTCAAGAATCGAGGGCTAATGAAAGCCCTCAATCCTGGGGAGGATTATTATGACAACTTTATATGACATTGGATATGACCTAGCTGAACAGGTTGAGCGAATTCAAGATCTTTTAGCTGAAGGTGCAAGTTCCGATAGTGAAGAAGTTCAACTGTTGCTGGAAGGCATGGTTGCTAAAGAAGGCGAATGGAAAGAAAAGTCAAAGCGTGTGGCAAAGTTTGTCCATCAAATGATGTTGGAAGAAAAACTGATAGCTACTGAGGCACAGCGTCTTTCTGATAAAGCCAAACGTATTAAAAGTACATATGGATATCTTCACGATCTTTTACTAGATCAAATGCTTGAGTTTGGTGTCAGTGAAATTGAAGATCCAGTTCTTTCAATCAAGGTAAAAGAAAGTCCTTGGTCTGTAGTTGTAAAAAACGAGGAAGAAATTCCGGCTCAATTTAAACGAGAAAAAACTACAGTCGAAGTAGATAAGCGCGCCCTACTCAATGCTCGTGAATCTATCACTGATATCAAAGGCATTGAGTTCATTAGAACTAAAAAATTGGCATTTAAGTAAGGTGGCAGCATGACAGATCAAGAATACAGAGGGAATATGAACTACCCTTTTCAAGATCACATCGTCTTGAATGTTGAAGAAAACGTAGTGCCCTTCCCAAGAACAAATCTGCATAAGTGTCAGCATGCACAAGTAGAGATTGACACTAAAGCTTTAGAACTTACATGCATGAAGTGCGGAGCAAAAGTAAATCCTGTGATGTGGATCAAAGACACTATGAAATATTGGTCCCGACAGCAAGCAAGGATTACAGAGCAGAAAAAGCAGATTAGTGAAGACCTTGATGAGCTAAAGAAAAGAGCCCGAACCAAGTGTCAGCACTGCAACAAGATGACTGCTATTAACTTAAAGAATTTCAAATTTACAGTAATTAGGTGATGACATGACAGATTTGAATAAGGAAAGAATGGAACTTGAACTTTCGGCTGGTGTTTTAGATCGTCAAATTGACAATTTAAAAGCTGAAATTGCAGATGAATATTTTGATGATGAAAAGCTTGAACTTCTCATTGAATATGCAATGAAACTTGGTGAAGTTTATGCGCAACGTGACTTGTTAGAAAAAGCCAAAGCTCAGGCGGTGCCAGAGGGTTATGTTCTTTTACCAAGAGTACCAACTGAAAAGATGTTCCAAGCATATGAACGATATTCAGTCGCGCCGATGTCGACGCTGAGTAAAAACGGATATAAGGCAATGGTTGAAGCAAGCGAATCGGGAGCTGAAGGATGAGTGAATCAACTTTATGGGCAGTTGCAATGCGACCTGAAGGCGATAGCCCTTTTAAACAAACCCCAGCAGCCTCAAAAGAGATAGCGGAGCGAGCTGTTGATCGTTATAGAAAAATGCATGAAAAGGAAGGCAACAACTTTTTCTTAGAAATTTTCGATGATGTTATCAAAGTCCAGAAATGGCACGGCACCCGTAAGGATCATATTAAAAAACTATTTTATGTAGAAAGCTGGTTCAACCAAGCAATGTATCAATGCTTTGATTTGAAGACTGCTGAACGTGTTTTTAAATTTGATGAAATTGTAATTTGCTACAAGAAAGGTTCTGCTCCCCTTGTAACCAAAAGCTTTGATGAGGCAAAACAATTTTACGGATATGGAGCTGAGGAATGAAATATCAAATACAACCAACACAAGTACCGGATGATTTAAATAGCTGCTGGTTCCATCCTGATATAGAGCTACATGACACAATTGGAGAGCATGCTGAGTTTTATACAAAAGAACAATGGGCACAACTGCAAAAGAACCTTGGTGTTTCTATAAAAATCGAAAACCTTGACTATTGGGATATTGAAGAGATTCCAGAAGATAATCTTAGTGATTGGTCCAACTGGAAGCCGCAGCCACCACAAGAAGGCTTATTTCTAATAGCAGCATTTGATTCAGAAAATGGCCCTGTTCTTTGGTGGGCAAACCCTAAAGCGGAAAGTAAGGAGGAGTAAATGGGACAAATAGTTAAAATAGAGGCTAGCATTCTAGAAAAGATTGTTGCTGTAGCTGAACGTATTGCTCAGTCAAAAGAAGAACGCCGAGTTGGTCGTGAAGAATTTGCACACATGCTCAATATCGAACCTGAAACTCTAGACGCTCGGATTCGTGAAGGCAGATACCAAAGGCCATACAAGGATGGGCGAAAAAGTTTTTGGTTATTGTCCTACGTGCAATCTGTCGTTACAGACACAAAAGAATCTGGTAAAGTAGCCACCTATTGAGGTGGCTTTATTTTATACAATGAGATAGGTACTTTTTCAATATTGAGTACCAAATTGAGTATCAAAATCACCCCAAAATAAAATCCCTTTATATATTAGTGAGTTGAATCTAAAATGCTTCTAATGATCGACAATTACGACTCTTTTACCTACAACATCGTTCAATACTTTGGCGAGTTGAATCAGGAAGTAAAAGTAGTTCGCAATGATCAAGTCACATTAGAGGATATTGAACGATGGCAACCAAAATATCTTGTGATTGGTCCTGGCCCTTGCTCTCCAAGCGAGGCAGGTATTTCAATTCCTGCAATTAATCATTTTGCCGGAAAAATTCCTTTGCTTGGGGTGTGTTTAGGCCATCAAAGTATTGGGCAAGCTTTTGGCGGGAAAATTGTAAGAGCCAAAACGGTGATGCATGGACGTTTATCTGATATGTACCATAGCAATAAAGGTATTTTCAGTAATCTTCCTAGCCCATTCTCGGCAACTCGTTATCATTCATTAGTCATTGATCAAGAAACACTACCTGACTGCCTTGAAGTAACATGCTGGACCAATGAAGCAGATGGCTCAATGGAAGAAATTATGGGCGTTAAACATAAGACACTTCCTGTTGAAGGCGTGCAGTTCCATCCTGAATCCATTTTGAGCCAACATGGCCATCAAATCTTTAAAAACTTTTTAGACATCTACGCATAAGTCAGCCGTCAATAGATTGTTTTTAAAGTAATTTGATAAGAACCCTTAATAAAAAAGCCAACTACGATCAGTTGGCTTTTTTATGGCTGAATCAATTACAACTTTAACTGTTGCACAATTGACCCATCTTGTTTTGCTACCAGCGATTCGCAGAGTTGAATACGTTCTTTGGTTTGTTTCAATCCTCTTTCTACCCCAACCAACTCTTTAGTTCGTGGTGCAAAAAAGTCATTTAACTGTGCTGCTTGTTGTTGGGTACAAGCTGCCCCACTGAACATTGCAGGGAAACGCCCAGCTGAAGATTTACCTAAACGATCAAACACAGCGTCATGATTTACTTTAAACCAAGACCATAAGCCACCTTGTTCATCTCCATAACTATTGATTGAGTTGACCACGGTACGAACTTCACCAACTTTAACACGCGGGT